CCCACGAGGGCTTCGGCTTTGTCATACTTGTGACCGGCTTGCGGGGCAAGGTAACGGAAGGCGGCAGCGATGCCGGAGCCGTCAGTGGCAAAACCAACAAGGTTTTCACCGTTGGCGGGGATGATGTTCGAGGGAATCACCTTGAAGCCGTGAAGCTCAGGGATGTCGCCGGACATGATGGCGTTGAAGCCATAACCGCTGGTGTCCTTGATTGCGCCAGACTTGCGAAGGGCGGTAATGTAAGCGTTGGACAGGACCAGGTAACGATCGGCGGGCATGTCGTCGTCGTCGCAGGCATCTGCGATGTCGGCAACATCGTCTTCGTCGAAGGTGGAGGCAAGGCCGGTGAAGGCAGCACCGCCGAAGTTGGCGGCAGTGATTTCGGACCAGATGTCTTGCACGACGGTCTTGGCAAGGAGGTTACCTTTGCGCACGCCGTAACGCTCAAGAACGAGGGCGGAGCTGTTGGCCACCTCGATATCGTCAGCGCCCATGCTCACATATTTGTGATTGCTCAGGACGATTTCGACAGCGTCGGAGTCGATGTCTTGGACGGTGTAGGAACCGCCAACGGATTTGTCAAGAGCGGCGTCAAGGGCGCTGTTGAGACGGGGAACGCTGACGCGGTCGCCCTTGCGGGAGGCTTCGTCAGAGAAGAGGGTGTTAAGGGCAGCCATAGGAGCGATGCCAGCGGTGAAGCCCTGAAGGACGCCACGTGAGATGATATCGTCTTGAATGCCGGTAGTGCTGTTAGCCATAACGGTAAGTTGTTTTTTTGTGTTTGTTATTTAAGATTTGGAGCGATTTGTTCGTTCCAAAATTCGGTTGCGGCCCGTGGATCGCTTGCCTGAAGCTCGCGGTATTGGGCGAAAGTGTCTTTGGTTTCTGCTTCCTCGTTGATTTCAACGGGCTCAGGGTGGCCAGTGGCGGCGAGAAGCTCGGCAGCCTTGGCTTCAATCTTTTCCTCGGTTTCTTCTGCTGCCTCGACGAGTTCCTCCACCTTTTCTGCGGTTTCCTCTTCCTTGGCTTCGGCTTCCACGGTCAGGGATTCAATCTGGCCCTCAAGCTCGGCAACTTTGGCCTCAAGCTCGGAGTTTGCTTGTTCTGCAACAACCTTGGCGGCGTTGGCGGCGTCAAGCTCGGTGGCAGCTTCTTGGAGGGCTGCTTCTGCGGCCTCCATTTTGGCTTGGAATTCAGTCACTTGACCTTCATGGGCCTGTGCTGCGTTTTCGAGTGCCTCAATGCGCTCTTGCGCTTCGGACTCGCTGGGCTGGGTCAAACGATCTAGGATATTCATAGATTTACTTTTTTTCTTTGTGTCAAATTTTTCGTCTGCGAATTTGTAGGCAATGGCCTCGTCGGCATTCATCCATGTTTCGACCTTCATCAGCTCGCGGCATTCCTCGCGGCTCATTCCGGTGCGCTCTGCGTAAATGCCCGCGATCTCGTCAGAAATGGACTCAAGGAGGTCTGCGGCGCTGCGGAGGTCGTCAGCGTCACCTTGGGCCATGGTGCTGGCCTCGTGGATCATCATGCGACCGCCTTTCTTCATGCGGACCTTATCTGCCGCCATAGCGATCACCGAGGCCATGGAGGCGGCAAGGGTGATGTTGGCAACAACCTCAACGCCCCGCTCGCGGAGTTCGAGGATCTCATTGTAAAGGGTATAGCCATCCAGGACGGAGCCACCAGGGCTATGGATGTCGATGGTAAGGGTGTCTGCGGCATTTTCTGCACAGTTGGTAATTTCACCCTCAACCAAGCCCGAGGCGAATGCTTGGGCACCAAATACTTGGCCGATCTCCTCTTTCAGCCTGTCCATGCTGTCCTTGTGGACTGCTTCGTCCAAGGATACGCGGGCAGCCTTGTTTTCAATGTTAATAAATTCCATGATTACTCTTTTTCCTGTTCGGGTTGCTCGTTGGGGGTGATGAGGGACATCTCCCGGCGGTCAATCTCTACCTCGTGTTTTTCCTCAGCCTTTCGGGCCGCTTTTTCACGCAAGGCGATTTCATTTGCCCGCTCTTCAAAGTGTTCTTCGAGGGTCTTGCCTCGCATTTCGACGATTTCGCGCATGTTTGCGCCGCCGATCTTCCAGAGGGTTTCAAGCTCCTTGAGTACTCTTCCGTCGTCGATTGTGAGCTTGGGAGGGGTGCTGAATGACCACTTCCACCATTCCTTAGCCTCCGGGAGGTCTCCGCGCTGCTGTGCCTTGGCTACTGCATAGCCCACAAGGCGCTTGACGCCGTGCATAAGGAGGTCTTGGCGGTCCTCGATGGATTTCTGGGCCATGGCGATCTCTGTGCGCTGGGCCGTGCCTCCGCCCGTTCCGTGGCCGGAGTAAAAGGCGTATGGCCATGAGAGACCCGCATAAGCTGATTTTAAGAGCCTTTCGTGGAACTCGTGGAAGGGGTTGCCGGGGCGATTGTATTGGAAAGCCTCGATTTTCCCGCCAGAACCGGCGCGAATGTATCGGGAGGTTCCACCATCAAGCATCTGGGTGGTGACGCCCCTGTCGGTGCTGCCGGTCTCGGTAAGAATTGCCCCATTATCCTCTGGTGCCCCGCTTTCGTTGTGCTCGATGAATGTTACCGAGCTGAATTGCATCATCGCCAGTCGCTCCCATTCGGTGCTCTGGATGATGTCGCGGCAATCATTGATGCAGTGGGTGAGAGCCGATAACCCCCGGCCCTGCTGCTGCCACTCTGGGTCGTAAAGGTGGATGATGGACTGTGCAGGAATCCACTTCACCAGCTCGTTGTCCTTGTCTACAAATGCGTAGAGCTTGGGAGCTCCCGATTTGTGGTAGATAATGCCATCCTTGAGTTCTCCGCCCTTTAGCTTGTCGCCGTCCTCATAGCCTTGAGGGGTTGCGATGCGGTGGCTCGGGATGCTTTGGTATTGGGGGAAGCCGTTGGGGGTCTGGGTGAGGAGGACAAATACCTCCCCGTCCACGTCGAGGCTTGTGGACCATGTGAAAAGGTTTGTTCGGAGGTCGTGCATGCCTCCGCGCACGTCTCCGATTTGGTAAAACTTATCGTTGAGGAAATCGGTTGCCGATTTGCCGAATTCCTTGTCCTCGCCGATGAACTTAGGGACAAACGCGCGGCCAACGGAATACATCGAGCGGTCGTTGATCGCCTTTTTGATTGGGCCGAGGTTCAAGAACACACGGCGGGCGTGGCTCACCAGTGTTTTTCTGTCGCAAGATGGGATTAAGTCCTCAATATCTTTGCGCTCAATCGGCTCCCAAGGCCGGTAGTGGTCATGCTGTGCTGCGCGGGCGGCTTTCCATGAAACTTTGCGCCCGTATTGGTCGAGAATGGCCATGCCTTTTGCTAATTGTCAAAAGCGGCCATAAGAGCGGGATTGGCTTGGCACCATACCCGCTTCGATCCATTCGACCGCCTTCATCAAGGCAGCCAATTCCTCAGTCTTGCTTAGCGACTGGTTACCGCCGGTCTGGACGGTAAAGGAAACCCCGTTCTTGGAGCTTGATTGGAGCTTGTCCAGTCCGCCATCCACAAGGGACGCGGAAAAAAGCTCATCCCGACGGGCCTTTATCTTAACCGCAAGCGCAGGGTCACATAAACCCATCTGCGCCAAGTTTCTAGCCCATTGATTCCAGTTCGCAGCCATTGAAAGGCTACGGGGTGTCAAAAACAGAACAGGACAGCGCACGGGACGCGGTGCGCCCGTGGCTAGGGGTGGTTCTCCTGGAATAAATTCATCTGCCGCGTCTCGTTCTCGATACGCTCACAGGCGGCCTTAAAATAATCCTCGTCGATCTCCGTTGCCGTCAGATACGCGCCGAAGTAGTGGCAAGCGATGGCGATGCTCCCGCTTCCCATGTGCGTGTCCAGTATGCGCTGACCCGGTTCTGCGTTGTGGGTAAGCAGCCAGTCGTATAGCTTTACGGGTTTCTGTGTCGGGTGCTGCTTCCCCCTTTCGGACAACACGGAGAGCGAAAACATCTTGGCTGGCTTCTGAATACTACTCCACGCCAGCTCACACATGGCCAAGCTGAAGTCGTGAGGCTGTCGCTTGTCCCACACAAAGAACCCTTGAGAGTTTCCGAGGTGGTCTAAGAAGTAGTTCCCACCCCAGATAATTTGATTTTTGCTCACGCGGCAAAGCTCGGCGAAGTATTTAGCGTCTGGGATAGTGCTGTCCCATTCTTTTTTGTCATGCGCCTGCCTGACGGGGTTGCTTGATATTCCGATACCATACGGCGGATCAACAATCGCAAGATCAAAGTGATTGTCGGGTGTATCCCGCATTAAGTCCATGCAGTCACCTAGCCTCAAATCAAGAAAGGGAGAACAAGGCGTTGAAATCAATTTCGTTTCACTCATGATTTAACTTGGTTGTTCGCATCAACAAATCGCTCAATCACTTTCCATTGCTCCAGCGACCGCCCTTCGATATTTGCGTCCATCGCCGCCAAGTAGTCCTCGAAAAGCTTGTCGTTTCGCGCCTTCGCTTCACGTCCATTCATTACGCAAGTTTCTCCCACGGGTTGATCTGAAAACGTGCGCTCATATCTATGGGTTCCGTCTAGGAACTCTCTTCCTTTAGCCATCCGTTTTTTCCATGCGGCCTTTTCACGCTCTCGCCCTTGGTATGCTTTTTCGGCTTTGACCCAAGATTTTAATATCGGATTTATCTGTCTCATAGTCGTAAGTCAAGAATGCGAACAAGGCGTTGCTGCCAAGTCTTTTGGCGGCAGAACCCGGTCGTTACGCGCATAATCACGGGGGACTTGCCCTTTGTCCAGAATAAAATGCTAAAAATCGAAACCGGGTATCAGCTTAAGCATCAGTGCCGCGACAATTTGCTCAGCCTCAACATCCCAGCCGTGGTTATCCCTGCGGACCTTGACCCACCTGTAATCGACTTGCTTCGTCTTCGCGTTGGTCACCTCTCGCTTCGCCTCGGAATCAATCTGTTTCAGCCATTCTTGCGAAACATCATCAGGAATACCCCATTCGGCGGCCTGGCCCGTCCGGTGTGAGTGCAGGATATCCTTGATTCGGTCAGAGGCCCAGTGGGCATACCTGGCCTTTCCTCCTCTCGATGTCTGAGCCGTGGAGAATCGCGTAAATGGACGCTGGACAATCTCGCCGTTTCGCTGTTTATACGGGAATGACTCGCGCCCCGATCCGTGGAGGGCCGTCCAATCTTGAGAGGCGCAGGCGGAATACACTCTGTCCGTGTCGTATTGGGCATCAAGAAAGACCATTTTGGGGGCAACCTTGTATTGCTGCTGCTTGGCAAGGATGTCGTCAAAGGTCTCAAGCCGTCCAAACCATAGCAACTGGGAACTGCCGTCCGCCCTCCATGCTCGGATACAGGCCCAGAAGTGGTCTCGCTGGACGTCAACCGTCAAGAACCTGTGAGCCTCGTCCTCGATTCTCTCGCCTTTCTCGAATTCTCCCAGCAGGTAACCAGAACCAATCAGGGCTTCCCGGTTGTCCGTCAGGTCTTCCTCCCATGGCTCTGCAAGCCTCTTTTGGATAAACTGCCGCAAGGGGTCCAAGTTGCCCACGCGTTGGGCTTTCTT